AATTCGAGAACCTTGTCAGCGCGGAGAAGAAGGGCATAATCACGCCTTTACTTCCTGCTGGCCCATTGATCTCGAATAAGGCTGCACGTAGCGAGTCGATACAGTGAAGTCGACCAGTTTGCGCAGTATCTCGGGCGGCCACGAGAATGGCCTGATCCAGGGAGTCGAAGAAAATACTTTGCTCCAACTCAGTGTAATCGTCCTGCGGCTCCACGGCCACAAAACGCACGACATCTCGAAGTTGCTTCACAAACTTGGTCTTACCTACAGCTGTGTCGCCTGATACCATCGTGACGCCGAGGGGTAGAGGTACGCCCTTCTTACCTTTAACCCAGATGGGTATTTTATGCTCATACTTCGCGGAGTCACCGCCCAGATGTGCGGTAGGTAGCAAGTTGATGTCAGGTTCGAAGATAGTCATTAGACCAGTCTTGATGTTAACTGCACCGTACTTGCCTGTGTGCTCCATGAGTGAGATCATGAGGGATTGCCCGCCCACGATTTCCTTTCTGGCTTTCGCTGTCAACGCTTCCCGTTCAGCACGCTTATCGCGGACGACGGGAGGCTTCTTCACCTCGCTTTCTTTCACGAGATCTGTTTCTGTTGTCATATTGTTCTCCAGTTGTTAAAGTGCGGATTCTAAAGATTCGAATTCCTCGAGCTCAACCGTCGGCACCTTAAACAAATGCCTGATCGAGTTAAAGAAATCCTTCGCTGGGATGGTGGCAAGTATGTCATCCAAAACTTCAGGCGACACATCGGCCGGATCAATCTTAAACTGTAGGTAGTGTGGATTGGCAATGACTAAGGCGTCAGTGTCTTCAAACTTCTGACGTTTAGCAATTGACCGAGCTATCAAGTAGGGATTGACACCCAGATGTTTACGTATCTCCTCCTCGTATATTCTGTTCATATCGCGAAAGATTGGGGTCCTCGAATAGAGCTGAAACCTGGCTAGTACACCTTCGGAGTACAGTACAGGATCGATTCGCTCAATCGAATTCTCCCTTGCTAGCGCGTTAACAACATAAGTTATAGGATTTGGATAGGCCTTCTTCTGGCCAGCCTCCATGGCAAAGACATCACCGAGAAAGATCACCGGTGTCTCTGGTTCCAGTACAGCGTACGGGGATGATGCAGCCATGAGCTTATCTCGTACAGCAGGTGAGTTTGTAAGCATGGTAGCATCGTCCGACATATCGAGTAGAGCGTGATCAGGGTTCCTACCCTGTAGAAATGGCTCTATCTCACCCACGACTCTAAGTGCACCGGAGTCGCGAAATAGAATGACATAAACAAAAGTCATCCAAAGTTTACCGATATCTGGATTGATAAAGACACCAGATGGTAAACCCGCGTGAACGTCGAATTTGCCATCTAATGGGTCTCCACCGAATACCGGATTATAATCATCGGGCGTATCCCTCCAGGGAGGCGCTGCGACATACGGAGAGTACAACATTCTTCGAAGCAACTCAACAAGTCTGTCGTCCCAATAGTTGGGCATTCGAGACAAGAGATGATCGAAGAACCAGCGTGGAATCGTCGTATCCATCGATTTCACGTCTGATCCCACCACGTATTTATACTTCGAGATGCGGGCCTCCTTATCTTGCCAACCTCTTGTCTTGTACGTGAAGGCGAACCTCTTAGTATACACGGCTCGGACGCATCCCATGATTGCAGTCATGAAGTAGTTCACTAGGCCAGAGTAGCCCCACACAGGCCTACAACGCATAGCAAAATGACCTTCAATCTTGGAGCCTCGCTCATCTCTGACAGTAAAGTCAGCATCTCTAGATTGCCCATCGTCGTGACCACGCGCTTCCGCCTCAGACGGAGCTTTCC